GCAAGGGGACAAATCGGATTAGTTAATGTCTTCGGCGATATGCAGAACTTCCCACAATTCTCTTGGAATTCTGCTACTCGTCAATCAGGTATTTCATCACCTGATTTTGGAGAACTAGCCGAAGAGATTTCTGATGGCTTCTAAATATCGATAGACTAAAGAAAACGAGAACATAACATGAATCAAGCTGATACTGGTTTTAATCAAATCCTTACAGCAGCTAAAGAACGACGAGGTGACTTATCAGTTGACACAATGATTGTCAGCTCTCATCTCGCTCAGATGCGCATGTTTATGTTGCGTCGTGGTATTGAGTTTTTTGCTGAGCAAGATAGTTTCGGATATCGCAAAGAGTTTCTATCTAAAGTTTGCGAGCACAATATGCTCGACATGAAACTAGATAGTATTGTTGATCATTTCTTGTGTGATGGTCAAGGTTTATTTTACTTCCGTCCAGCTGGAGATAACTACCAACTGCTTTATTTCCCAAAAGACAGCTACCGAGCATACAGGGATCAGAATAATGACATTAGTAATGTCATTCTGATTTATTCATTTAATGTACAGGGTGGTACATCAATGGATATGTTTCCCGATCAAGATGGTCGAGGAGGCAAGAAAAAATACATTCGATTGAATGTCTTTAAAGATCGTATTGAGCAGACAGTATCTGATGAAAAAATAGATTTTGAAAATGCTATGGGCGGACCAGTCATGGCAATGCCCGGTCAAACGGAAACACTGACAAACAGTCTTGGTTTTATTCCAGCGATTGAAGTATTCAATCATATGGATTGCACAGGTGAAGCAACTGGTAATGGAGAGTTTGAATGGCTTTCAAACCAGATTATGTATCATGATGAGCTCGTAAAAAACGTTCGTAAAAACCTTAAGTTCTTTGGTAACCCAACTCTAATTTCTAGTCGTCCTAAGCACGACATTATTGAAAGTGGTGAAGGCGGTGAAGGGTTTAGACCAACAATTAGCAGTCAAGCTGGTTTTGCTGCAATTGGTAGATCCAGCACACGTGTAACTGAACCGTTTGGTGGCGCATCTGCTATGGACGGTCAAATTAAAGTTCCACGTGTTATTGCCAATCTTGAACCTACCGATCGTATTAGCTACTTAACTCCGGACAGTGTAAGTGGTGATCAGAATATGTACATCAAACAGTATCGATCTGAAATCAGATTGGCATTAGGTGGTGTAGACGATATTGATTTTGGGACTGCAGCCACTGCGTATGAGATTAAAACTCTGTACGGGCGTGTCGCGTCAACAGCTGAAAAGAAAGCGCGTGCTCTATTCACGTATGGATTGTGCAGATTATTTGCACTCATGATTCAACATGAAGAGCATATGTTTAATGAAAGTTTTGCGGTAGCAATTGGGCTAGTTAAACCTGAAATTCCATTGCGAGAAGACTTTGGTAATGATCCAGAAAGTACTGAGGAATATACAGCTGCTAATGATAAATTTATCAAAGAATTCCAAAAATACGAGGCACAAAGAGCAGAAGCCATCCGTGTTACACTTGAAACAGGCGATATGCCTAATGGTGTAACAGGTCTAATCCCCGATGGCAGCACAAAAGTTAGCTGGCGTTGGATGGGTGAAGTCTTCGAAGAAAGCTCTGATGAAATTCTGCAAAACAGCATTGTCGTTAGAAACCTCCAAGAAGCAGGTGTCGGTTCTATCGAAGCTCTGAAATATCTCTTCCCTAACAAAACAGAAGAAGAGAGATCAGCGATGATGTCCGGCTTCCCATTCAGGGTTGTCCAACAAACACAACAAAGTATTAATTCGTTTATTGGTTTGCTCGGTAATCTTTACCAGCTACCACATCCACAGACGCCTGATCTTCCATTGGCGTCTGATCCAAACCTTGATTTAACAGGGTTCTTATATCGATCACTTGAGTATTTACGTAAGGAGTTAAGTTACAGTGGAAACTACAAGCCCAGCAGTAGCGACACCGACACAAGCAAGCTCACCGATGCCGACAGGCGTCGTGCAGCCCTCGGTCGCCCAACCCGCGATGAGCCAAAGCCCCGTATCGCCGGGGTCACCGATCAGCCAGGCTCCGGTGGCACCCCAGGTTCCGGCGTACCAGGCAGCGGCCCCGGCCCAGCAGGCTTCGGCAGGCAATCCATGGCAGGAGGCGTTTCAGGCCCTCAGCGCCTCTTTGAATACAAGCAGCCCCTCCCAAGCCCAGGTTCCATACTCGGCTTACCAGACGCCAACGCCGCAAGCCAGTACCCAAGCGAATTGGGCTTCAATTCAGCAACAGCCTCAAGCCCAGTATTCGGCTCCCCAGACTTACAGTCAACAAGTTTCAACCCCGGCTTACGCGCAGCAGCAGCAAACGCAGGTCAGCGCCCAGCAGCAGGCTCAGGCCGCACCGGCAAGCGACGCGTATCTAAGCCAGATCAGCGACGTAAGTCTTGAAGTTCTTGAGCACTTTGGTGCTGAAGCTCCTGCTTTGCTGAACCAGTACGCATGTGCTGTTGAAGATGCTCTAATTGAGCAAGTTCAACGTGGTCAGTCTCAGTCTTTGATGCTCAAGGCTGCAGGCGAAGAGCGTTCTGCAATGAACCTAATGCTGACCAACCCTGATGTCTTGGCTGATTACGTCAATGACTTCTTTGGTCCTAACGGTCCTTATCCGACTGAGACACGTGAAGAAACCGCTGCACGTGAGCAGCAAGCAGCTCGTGCTCAATTCGCAGCTGAAATTCAGGCACAAGAGCAAGGACGTGTACCTCAGTCCTTCTCACGCCCTGAAATGGACATGCCTACTCCCGGTCGTCAGGTCAATCAGGCCAACGATTTCTGGGGTGGATTTAGTCAGATGATGGATCAGAACCCTGAGCAAGCTTGGCAGTATCTGTCTCAAGCTCCCCAAGGCTCTCTGAGCACCAAGATGCTGGTTCAAGATCTTTGATCTAAACAGTCGTAAGGGGGTACATCGACTACCCCCTACAATGTAATTAATAGATTAAATGAAAAAATGCGTAATCCTTCGTCTTATTTAACTGCCGCTGAAGAGACACTCGGCATGTCATCAGCACAACGTGGATTAGGTGGTATGCAACGTACCGCTGCTAACCCTGGCCCTAACATGTTTGATAGTGGAGCAGCTTCTAAAGTTGCTGTAAACAATCAGCCATATAACAATGCTCGACTTCAAGAGCAGAACGTTGGACAAAACATTGCTTCAGCATTGCCTCAAGCTCAAGCCGATGCAGTAATGGATGTACGCAAACAACAGTTAGTTGCTGATAATGCTCAGTTTGCAGCTGATCGTTTTGCTAAACAACGCACTGCTGAAGTTGCTGCTGTACTGGGTTCTCCTGCTATTCAGCAAATGGGCATGATGAATGATCTTCAGTTAGCGAAAATCCGTAACGATACAGCTGTAGGCAAAGCTATGGCTATGGGCGCCAACCCAGATCTTGTCCAAAATGCACTTAGTTCAGGACAGCATTATGCTTGAGTTTACTACAATTAAAGTAGTAAATAGCTAGATAGTTGTGCGGTTAGCTGGAGAGTCAGTAACACCAGAAGTTTACCAAACTATCTGGAAACATCTGAAATCAGATGGTATGGAGGATCAGGCTGCAAACCATATGACAGCCGAGATGCTTCATCATGGCGAAGATTTTGAAAGTTCAATCGAGCAGTACGAACGTAATCTAAGTAATTACAAAGAAAAAGGTTTCAACGAACATGCTGCACAGGCTATGGCAGTTGAATCACTAGAGACTGGGGATAATCCAGAAGAGAGCCTGCGATTTGCAAGAATTTATTCTTAAAAAAATATCTATCATGTAGAGATAGGTATTACTTAAGGCCATGGAAGACTATGTAATAGTTCCACTTGTCGACGATATTCTTATAACTGATCAGGACGATTCACTGCGTGCTTATTGGTCAGACTATGCATCACTACCGATGATGGATGATGGCGTAATTACATGGTATAAAAGAAAAAATGGTAAATTTCTAGAAAGAGTATTTGATCGCCTTGAAATTGATACTGGACTGAACTTTGAACGTGTTTACGAGAAAGATGAGGCTGAGATAATTAATAAAAGAACTAAAAAATGGGAAGATGAATCATGGTCTAATTATCGAGGCATAGCTCAGTGGACACCTAATAATCGTCAATGGACATTAACAACACTTCGTCCGATTAACTACGCAAGATCCACAATGGTGCATGAGCTGGGACATGCATTAGGGCTTTCACATCCGGAAGATCATTGGGAAGAAAGAGATACAATTATGTCTTATTACAGAGATAAAACTCATCGCTATTTCTACAAAAAAGATCTAGATACCTTGACTGGTTTATATTATCCAGGTTAAAATAAAGTATAGATAAGAAGGGCTATATGTCACAACCAAAAGTTTCTGGTGATTCCGTTCGTGCTTATTTGCGGGACATCGGAAGAATTCCCTTGCTTGAGCATGATGAGGAAATTCTTCTAGGTCGCAAAGTGCAAAGACTAATGGAGTTGCAAGAAATGAAGAATGAGATGGGACTTGATGATGAAGCGCTTGCTAAGGCAATGGACATTCCTGTTAAGTCCGTCCAGCGTGATTTACGTGATGGTGCCCGTGCAAAAGATAAGATGGTTACCGCCAACCTTCGACTGGTTGTTTCGGTCGCTAAAAAATACACCAAGCGCAACATGGAGTTACTTGACATCATCCAAGAGGGAACGATTGGTCTCGTCCGTGGTGTGGAAAAGTTTGATCCTGGTCGTGGTTATAAGTTCTCTACCTACGCTTATTGGTGGATTAGGCAAGGGATCACTCGCGCAATCGCTGAAAAGTCGAGGGCGATCAGGCTACCAATTCACGTTACAGAAAACCTCAACAAGCTTAAGAAAGCCCAGCGTGAATTAAGTCAGCTGAATGGTGAGATGCCTAACGTATTTCAGCTATCTGATTATTTAAATCTGTCTGTTGATGATATTAAAGATTTAATGTGTAAGGCACGTCAGCCGACTTCGCTTGAAATAAAGATTGGCGAGAATCGTGATACATCCTTGATTGATCTACTTGAAGATGAAACACAATTACCGGATCTCCTGCTTGAGCGTGCTTTTATTAAAGAGGACGTTCAGGATTTAATCAAAGATTTACCTGAGATGCAGGCAGCCGTAATTTCGATGCGTTACGGCATCGGTGATGATTGTATGGAGCCTATGTCAATGACTGCTATCGGCCAAGTGCTTAATATGTCAAGAGATCGTGTACGAACATTAGAACAAAAAGCTATTCGTAGTTTGCGCGAAATGAAAGAAGATGTTTCTAGTTATTTGTAATTTACAATAAGAGTAGGTCTGAATTATGTGAGCATGGACGTCACAAACGAAGTCAATAAGTTAATCCTGAATATGGGCGGGAGTGGTACAACCAATCCTGCGTACGCTGCTAGTAGTAGATCACTCAACTATGCAAAGAGCAGAAACAATATCCATAATGCTGCCAATGAAAAAATTACAGCCATTCCTTACCAACTAAACTACAAAGATACCGTTGGCTTATTTGGTGCAGAAAATGTTTTCATCAAGGTTCAATTAAATATCAAGAGTGTTTCTTCTACGTTTACTAATATTACAACAGCTGAAAACGATTACCTACCTGTATGGACTTTTGGAGAATCCGGTACAACAAACTTTTACGATACAGCTGAGTTTGATTTTACAACCGATTTAAGTACTATCAATGAGTTTGAATCGTCAACAATTACTAATGACTTATCTAGCTTTCGTGACCCGTATGTTCGGATTGATTTAACTAATTTAAAAACAGGTAATAAGTATATTGACAGTTGGTTCGACGTTCGTATCTATACCTCTGATCGTGAAGAATATGAATATGACACAATCTACCTCGGTTTCAATGACTTCTTTTATTTGGGTTTCCACGCTAGAAACACTAAACGTCTCCCTTACAACGTACAGCTAGACATTGGTAATGAGTATTTAGAATATCTTGACATGAGTGCTGAACAGAAAAAGTTAACAGCTTAATCAGCATTTAGCAGTTCAGTACACTCAGCGATTAATTGAGCTTTTGTGTGATTATCTACGAAGTCATGACCTCGCTCTAGTGCCCAGGCAAGTAGCTGTTTTTTGGTCATCTTTTTGAGCTGTGCTTCAGTTGTAGTTTCTTGTTCCTTAACTCCTTCAGTCTTCTCAGCAGTTGATTCCGCAACTTCTTCTGCAGGTGCTTCCTCGACAATTACTTCTTCCGGTGCTTCATCAACGACAACTTCCATTGTTGGCGTGGGTAGACCAACCAAAGTTCGTTTAAGTACAGCACCTCCACTTACTTTAGAGAATTGATATTCAACTAAAACTTCACTACTGTCTTCTGCAACAACAGCAATGCGCTCAAGCCTACATCCAGGAAATGTGAAGTTACCGTATCCATCATGGCGAATCTCCACAGTCATTCCACCTTTGACATGTGGAATAACAAGACGTACAACTGTTCCGTTGTCTAGTTCAACACGGAAAATTCCACACTCAATATACTGACTACCTTTCCGGTTCCACCACCGAATGAACTTATTAATCGTGCCTCCTTTAGGCTGAATTAAACGAATACGTCCTTCAGTGTTGTTCGTAAGAACATGGTTAGCACCTTTGTAGACAACTCTATCAGCCATTTGATTTTATTAAATACCTTCTACTATTTTAGGCTTTTTCGAATCTGATAGTTTGCTCCATCTTAAATTATTTGCTCGGCAATCATCTCTCTTTCCGTTTATGTGAGTTATTACACTGCACCCTTTAGATCTGCCATACGGAGTAGGAGGCATTCCTAGAAAAGCAAACGCTACTAACGTATGCACAGGAACAGAAAGTGTTGACCTACGTCCTATTCGTTGGGTGAGATTAACGTATAGGTAACCTCTTTTAAGCTTAGGTTTTAATATCTTCTCGGTAACACCCTTCGTGCTTTTGATATCACCCTTTTCGTTTACATAGTATTCGATACAGCTTTCATATCCCGGCAATGTATGCACAGGCACCCATTCATCGCAATCTATAAAGTCCATGCCCTAAATATTTGGGGAACGCTAGTTATAGTCTAGCTATTGTTATTTAACATACAATTATGTGGCTAAGTCGAAGTCACTATATAAACCTTTTAGCTTACGGAGTTAATCCACATGTGGATTGATAATGATTTTCCGAAGCTTCTTGGTGCAGAACTTTACCGTCCTCATCCGGCCTACATCATTGAGATGGCCGTTGAGCCCGTAGTAGTACACGACTTCTCAAAGCAGCCCGGTCAGACCGTGCAGCTTGATCGTTACCGCTTCTGGGGTAAGCCCGGCACTAAGGAGTCCCGTGAGCGGACTGCCGATCAAACTCTTGGCACCGCTTCCGCACGCAACATCGTGAAGGACAAGGTGCTGGTAACTCTCCGTGAGTACACCGGTCCCGCTGACACCCGCGACACAGCTGCTCCCTCTACCTTCAAGGTGGCACGTGAAACCCTGATCACTGCACAGCGTCTGCTGCTTGATACAGGCAACCTGAACGTGTTCCACCAGTCCATCGGTTCACTGACCCTGCTTGACGACTACCGTCGCTGGCGCGATCGGGTGTTCGCTAACGAACTCCTGAAAGCTGAAGCCAACGGTGCTGCTAACAAAGAGCAAGGTGGTTACTACCTGCCTGGCAGCAAAGCCAAAGGCGGCTCTGGTGGCACGCTGGGTGTGACCTACGCCGCTGGTGAGTCTGGCAAGTTTGACATCACCACCGACCTGCTGGAAGTCGTTAAGGACATGCGTAAGCGCAACGTCCCGACTTTCGCTGATGGTTACTACCGCTGCATTGTGGATCCGACCGCAATGATGCACCTGCGTCAGAACTCTGACTTCCGCGAGATTGCTCGCTATCCGGGTCAAGGGATGATTAATCCCATGCAACCCAACGCAGCTCCCAACGCCAACTTCTACCAAGGCATGGGTCCTGCTTACGGTCAGGCTGGCTTCGTTGCCGGTCAACCCGTTATGCCTACTGGCTTCCTCTTTGAGGGTGTCCGTTGGTTCGAGTCCACCAACCTGCCTGAGACTTCCTACAACCTCGTCATCACTGATAAGGCTGCTGGAGCTGCAGACTACGCCGCTTCCCAGTTGATCTTCTTTGGTCCTCAAGCTGTGGGTGTGGGTATCGGTGGTAACAACGCTCAGATCCTGTTGAACAACAACGACGACTTTAGCCGTTTCATCATCATGATCTGGTCTCTGTTTGCCGGTTTTGAAGTACTGAATAAGGACTTCATCACGGTTGGTTACTCTTTCGTTTACTGATAGGAGGTAACTAAAAATGTCCGTGATTTTTCCTGGTAACTACGTAGCTGATCTCAACGCTTACCGCGAACAGGGTGTGTATGCCACCCCTGGTGTTGAGTTCTATCAAGTACGCGGTGTGGCTCTGGTGTCCGCCAATCTGACTGGTGGTGGCACGCTCAGCCCTCAGATCCTGTCTCCTGACCTGCGTGCAGATGACAAGCCCCGCCTGGATAAAGCCTTTAAGGTTCCTGCTGGGTCTACTGTCTATCGCACCGCAATCAATGCTGTGAACCTCAAAGCTTCCGGCACTGATACCGTCCGTGTCGATGGTCTGACCACTACCACCAACACTGAAGCAACTCTGACTGCTTCTGGTGGTGCGTTCCCTGCAGCTGGTGCAACTACTTCTTTCGACTTTGGTACTACCAAGTCCGTCGAAAGCAGTGAAATCACCATCACGGCTCCTTACTCTGGAGCCCTGACTATCGATAATCCTGATGACCAGGCTTATGTGATCGTTGAAGTTTGCTACTTCAAGAACGGTGCTGCACCTGTTGCTGATGACTGCAACGTTCCTTACAAAACCGAAGCCGGTTCTGGAACCTGATCATCTAGCTAATGCAATAAAGGCGCTCCTATGTGGGCGCTTTTTTTGTGCCTATAATGTTAGTGAAGTCAGTTATAGATTATGTCCAACTTATTCCAAGATTCAAAAACAGGAAAGCTAGTTGAGTTCATCAATAAGCACGACAAAGAATTTGCAATGG